TGAATTGGTAACCGCTACGTTTGGCTTTATGGGAACTGGCACTACTGCATTCAGTGGCACCAGCGTTGACGTTACACCAACAGCAGTCACAGTCAAGGACAAGTTCTTCCACGAAGGTGGAGTATTCAAGGAAGGTGGAGCAACTGTAGGTTATCTATCCAATATTGAATTCACACTTGATAACGGCTACGAGCAAACCTATGCACTGGGACTCACTTCAGTCCGTGACTGTGTTCCAGGCACATTAGAGATAACTGGAACGGCAACAGCACTATTTGAGTCAGTTGCTTTCTATAACAAGTTCATTTCCAACGCTGACAGTTCGATTGAATTTACCTTAACAGCTGGCATCGAGTCTTTGACTTTCTTGCTTCCAAGAGTGAAATATACATCGAGTTCAATTCCAGTTGATGGTGATGGCCCGCTAGTTGTTGAAATGGGTTTCAGCGCAATCTACGACGCCACAACCACAACTTCATTCAGAATCACCCGCGCATAAGACTCGTATTAACTATCCTGATAAATACATCGGGATAGGCTAGTACAGCTGAAAACTACTGATTGCCCCAGTAGCCTCCCTATTAACTTGGGCAGCTATGAGGCAAAGCATGAAACTACAATCACTCCTACCTAATGTCGCAAAGATGGAAGTTATCCATCCTACTCTTGGTGCGACAGGCATCATCCTAAATCTCCTCGGACCTGATTCAAAGCAAGTAAGAGACAAGGCCAAGGCTTTGGTGAAACTCGGATTAGGCAAGAAGGAACTCACAACCGCAGATATTGAACAAGCAGAACTTCAATCAAACGAAGTCTTGGCTGCTGCAATTGTTGGTTGGACAGGCATTGAGGATGAAAACGGCGAGGAGATTACGTACACACCAGCCAAAGCACTTGAGTTTATTAGCGACCCCGGTCTTTCTTTTATGAAAGAACAGATTGATCAGTTCATAGGGGAACGAAAGAACTTTTTTCGTCCAGCTAGCGAGTGATCTAGAACTCTATATCAGGCACTCGGTAATCTATTACTCGCCAGATAAGAATGGCGTGAATAAGCACGACCACTTAGTCAAGCTAAGAGCACAACTAGAAAAAGCAGGCAAACCAAAAGCTCAACTTGAATTGCAGTTCGCGGAACTTGAATCCCCGGTGTTCAATCCAGCTGGTCGTTATCTGCTAAATATGTTCAGCGAACTGTCCTCCACAAGGCAGAACGGCATGAATGGCCCGGGACCCATTACCTATCTAGAAATGAAAGCCTATTCAGATTTAGCTGATTGCGATATCGAGCCGTGGGAAGTGGAAGTCATAAAGCTCTTGGATTCAGCCTTTATGGAAGAACTCCAAAAGATTATTAGTAAGGAAAACTAACATGGCTGATATTGGCACACTGAAATATTTCGTCGAATTGATCGGCGGTAAAAAGACGGAAGACGGTCTTGATAAGATCGGCGATGCTGCTGATAAATCTGAAAAGAAAACCAAAGGCCTTACAGGTGCGCTGAAGGAACTTAGCGGCATCGGTGGGCCTATTGGTAATCTTGCTAGCAAGTTTGATGACCTTAGCGGCAAGGTGGGTGCTGCTGGTAGAGCGGCTACTGCACTTGGTATTTCGTTAAGCGGCGTTGCTATTGCTGGAGCTGCGGCGGGTGCTGCGCTTGTTGTTGTTGCAGGTGCTGGTGGCATTGTTGCTGGACTTAGTTTCGCTGGGCCGTTGGATGACATCAACGATATGGCAGAGAGACTTGGCTACACAGCTTCACAGATGGCACTCCTCCAAGGTCAAATGGCAGCTTCAGGCACGTCAATAGAAACCTACACTGCTGGCATACAGCGAATCGCAAACGCACTATCTAAATCCGATGAGGAAGGTAAGGCTGCTGCTGAAGCTCTTAAGACACTAGGAGTCAATGTAACTGCGACAACCAATCCAACGGAACTTGCTGCAACACTCACTGAGAAGTACGCAAAGAAACTTAAGGACGGATCAATAAACGTCGATGAAATGGCAGCACTTCAACTAGTGCTAGGCAAGAACTATCGTGAAGTGATAGTAGCCATTGATGCCCATAATAAAGCAATCGATAAGCAAAACAAATTCTACGCTTTGAATATTGGCATTTCATCAGATGGGGTTAAAGCAGCAGGTGATTTCGAAGAGGCACAACTTAACCTAAGCTATATCTTTCAAGTAGTTGGCTCACAGTTAGTCGGTGAAGTGGTCCCAGCATTCACAGTGCTAATTGAACACATGGTTGAATCCTACAAGTCAGGAGGCGCTGTTGCTGGTGTGTTTGATTTGATCCGACTTGCAGCACAAGCGGTAATGATTCCAATCCGTCTGTTGATAAACACATTCATCGCCTTAGAAACCACTTTGACTGTTATAGGAAAGGGTATCGGTGCCATATTTGCAGCTATTGCAACAAAATCAACCCAACCAATTAAGGATGCCGATAAAGAAATAGGGGAGCTCATTGCAAACGCACAGAAGCGAATCAAAGAGGTAGGCCTATTAGGCGGGTTTGTTTCAGGCGACATTCAGGCACCTAGCAAGAATCAATTCAAGACAACATCATCGACAACCAAAGTTAAGAAAGATAGAGAGGCTGAAAAAGAATTAAAGGAACAGATTGGCTTGCTTGAAAAGTTTGCTGGTTTGTATCAAGACCAAACCGACTCACTTAATAAGGCTCTCGGGATTGACACTGAGCGAGTCAAAGTTGAGCGCGAGGCAGAGGAACTTGCTAACAAGATTAAAGGGCTGACTGAAGGTCAAAGAAAGGCAATGGTTGAAAACGTTACTGCTGCTTATGATCGCAGGAAGCTAGCAGAAGATAATAAAAAACTGGAAGAAGAGACAACCAAAGAATACGAAAAGCAATTTGACGCAGTTAACAGCGTGATGATTAAGAGTAATCAGGCTCTCCAAAAGATGCAGCAAAGCTTCGATCAAAGATTCTTTACCAAAGCACAGAAATCAGAATTTGAAAGAATATCAGCAGCGACAAATCCTATTTTAGATTTAATAGATTCTTATACTGCGCGACTAAATGATCCCAAGTTACCTGAAGCATTTAAGAGAGGTCTCCAACAAAATATCGATTTGTTATACAAGCAATTTGCTGTGACATTTGAAAAGGCTGTTGAAGCTTCAAATATGATTACCCAGTCACAGGAGGATATCCAAGAAGGCGTTAAAAAAGGAATGGTATTATATTTTGATACTCTTCCAACAATGGCTGAAGGCGTTTCGGGGATTGTATCAAACACATTTAAGAGCATGGAGGAGGCACTTTTCAACTTGGCAACAACAGGCAAGATGAACTTCAAATCATTGATCCAAGTGATGCTACAGCAAATAACACGACTGATTATTCAATTGCATGTGCTTAAACCACTTATGGGAATGCTTGGTGTAGGAAGTCTTGGTGGCGGCACTCCAGCTGGCGTTGGAGTTGGCGATGCTGGTTGGGGTGCGGACATTGGGGTTGCAGCCAAAGGAGGTGCGTGGAATCGCGGAACTCAGTTCTTTGCTGCCGGTGGAGTAGTTAGTGCAGCAACAGCATTTGGAATGGCTGGCGGCAAAATGGGCGTTATGGGTGAAGCAGGCCCTGAAGCGATCATGCCATTGAAGCGTGACTCCAAAGGAAATCTAGGAATTGTTGCCCAAGGTGGCGGCGGTGGTTTGAACATTGGCTCGATAAATATTAGCGTTCAAGGCGGCCAAACAAATGATGAAACTGGGAAAGTAGTTAGCCAAGCCGTAGTGAATGCTATGAGAGGAATAGCCAGATCGGAAATCAGCTCCGCAAGACGGACAGGCGGAATATTGAACCCAGTTTAAGGATAACAACAAATGCCAAGCGCAATGCCATTAACAACAAGAGTTTCTCAAGGATCATCGAGAAAGCGTATCAACCGCGTCTTAAAAGCACAGTTCGGTGATGGCTACAGCCAAGAAGCACCAGACGGAACCAACAGCAAGTATGACGAATGGACGATTGCTTTCGAGTACTTGGACTCCAGCGAAAGAACAACGGTGCTAACAGTTTTGGACACGGTGGGTGGAAGTGACTACATCACTTGGACTGCACAAGGCGATGGAGCAAGCAAGAAGTGGAAAGTCAAGGATGGCTACACAGAGACTTGGGTTAGTGGTACGCACTCATCAATCCAATTTGAAATAAGACAGATTTTCTAAATGCCAGCACCATACACCGATCTACAAAACCTAAATCAAACATCCGGCTTCCTTGAACTGTATTCGCTGGACACTACTGCGCTGGGTGGAACAGTCTATAACTTCACTAACAATATTTCAGCGGGTGGAACGAGTATCCAGTTTGGTGCGACTACATACGCAGCACTTCCGATAATGACAGATGGCTGGGACTTCACCCAAGCCGGTCAAACACCCAAACCAACACTAACAGTCTCCAACGTTCAAAAGACCTTGCTTGCTGCTGTGGTCAGCTTGGGCGACATAGTTGGAGCGAAAATCACCCGCATACGCACATATGAAAAGTATTTGGTTGGTGGTTCCAGTCCAGACCCAACCAAATATCTTGGGCCGGATGTCTATGTGGTCGAACAGAAGACCGCACACAACAAGAACATCATTCAATGGCAGATGACTTCCATTATTGATCGAATGGGCATGAAGATACCTAGGCGCCAAGTTTTGAAGGATAAGGGATTCCCCGGCGTGGCTCGAACCCGCATACGCTAATGCCGATAAATAGCTGGTGAATTTAAAACCAGAAACACTCAAAGCATTCGAACAACACGTTCTAAAAGAATTTCCG